TCCGAAACTCTGTGAACCCGGTGGAAGAGGATTAGATAATCTTCTGAGATGAGATAATGTCCCCAACATAGCCGCCCGATTCAAATCTTGAACGATGCCTTGTCTCCCTGAAAGACCTGTTCCGAATACAGAACCAAATGATTTCACAATTGAGTCCATTGATTGTGTGTTAAAGACTCTCTGTAAATTTTGGGCGGTGATAAGATTTTTAATATCGTTCCCATATTCCTTGAAATTAAACTTATATTCCGTATCTATTTTCAATGAAACGTTTCTTTGAAAAATAGACCATAATTCGCGATACAATTCTAATAACAAAGAACCTGCGAGGTCTATTCGTTTCATAGCGTACGAATCACGATCGGTTTCTTTAATTGCTCCGATAGATGTCAACAGTAATTTTCTTGTCATGAATCCGGTAAATTGTGCTTTTTCTTCATTAGTCTTGTAATTTGGCAAGAAACTATTTGTTAGGATATCTATCACATTAATAATTTCTTGATTTTTTGTGTGCATCGCTAATAATTTCAAGGCGAATTTCTGCTGAAAAATAGGATGAGCATCTTTGATTGATGGTTCTAATAAATCCAGTAGTTTCTTTTTCAGAGTTGGGTGATCATTATCATAAATAATTGTCGAAAGAATCTTTTTATCGCTTTCATATCCCAAGCAACGAAACAAAACAAATAAAGGTATTTTCATCTCTATTCCTAAAATGCGAACGGTTAACCGATGGACATGTCTTGTTCCTGATTCTGCTAATTCGGGGTTTGCTGGATTCACCTTAATAATCACACGATTCATTGAGATAGAATTTCTACGACTTGATTGAAATCCTTCACTAGAAACGCTTTTAATTGCGGCTTCTAGAGGAATGAGAGGATTATTGCTAGAATTGATGTACAGGATATTATTGATTTTCTTCTCTTGTGATAAAATTACTTTTTCCTTGCCCTTAATAATAAAATACCCACCCTGATCAAAGGGACATTCACCTAATTCACTTAATCGTGTGCTGTCTAAATCATTCAAAATACACAACTTGGATTTTACCATGATAGGCATTAATCCGATATTCACCTTTTTAAAATTGACAACCTTCATTTCAAGACCGGATGATGTATTTTCCTTGAAAATTACACCGATATTACAAAAAATACAGGAACCATATGTATATCCCTTAAGTCTTGCTACATTCGGATACATATACTTGGCTGTTGTACCTTCTTCCGATTCTGAAGAACCTGAATATTCTATCGGCGAAGAAACAAACACATTATCTGTAACAGATTCTATCGGTAAACCAGTCTTCTCATCCAATGTTTCTCCATAATAAAGATTGATTTCATAGCGATACTTGGATGAATCACCCCCAGGGATCTCCTCTTTGTAAATAATTTGTGGATTTTCACGCTTCAAAATATATTCAATACCGTTTCTTTTGGAGAAAATAAATTCATCAAATGAATCTATTTGATGCTGACTCTTGTAATTCGGATTATCACGAAAATACGTTTCAATAATAGTCCAAGGATTTAATTTTTTTTCATCCGGTTCAAAGATACTTTCCTCTGAACTCGGATGAGGTTCTGGTTGGGGTTCAAATTCTTCACTCATTATTATAAAATGATTATATTTTTATTCAGGTGGAACGAACCGATCAATGAATTAAATTTGATTCGGTATTGAGAATGATTCATTAATTTTATGATATCGTATTGACGAATCAAAAATGCCCGTGTTCCATGAGAACCAAATTCGAACTGCTGAACAAATCATCCATGACTTCCCCGAGAATCGTTTCTCTGTGCTTCTTGCGCAGATGCAGAGCGGTAAGACGGGAACGTATCTCTATGTGGCGCTTGAATGCGTTAAACGAGAGCTTGTTGATCGTGTGGTGATTCTTTGCGGATCATCTGATACCTCGTTGAGAGCTCAGTTGAATCAAGATCTTGATGTGGCACGTGAGACATATCTTCAGGAGACCGACCCTGATGGTAATCTTCCTCGTCGTCTGACCGACAAGTTTGCGGATATCAATGTTTTCTTTTCACAGGATCTCAAAGATATTCGCGAAATTACGGAGAGGACTTTGATTATTCATGATGAGTCTCATATGGCACAGAGCAAGAACAATGTTCCTTACAAGCGCTTCTACAATGAAAATGGTCTCTCTGGTGCTCTTCTAGGTGATTTCCGAGCTATCGCGGAAAAGGATATTTATATCCTTGGTATCAGTGCTACTCCATTCTCCGAGATTGTTTCCAACAAGAAGGTTGAAATGGATACGTGGACAGCTGAAGAGAGAGGTATCATCCAACAGGAGGGTATTGAGCTTGGTGTCAAGCGCTTTCATTTCATGACGCCCGGCGCCGATTATATCGGTGTGACTGATCTGCTACGTTGCGGTGCTATTCAGTTCACTGCGGATCCAATTGCTTCGGACGGTTGTGAGAGGATTGGTGAAATCCTGCGCGAAGGCAAGGCGAAGTATGACAAGAAGTATCTTGTGATTCGCACTCACTGTGCGGAGAAGGATGCAGATGTGATGCGGACTCTTGCGTCGAGCAATGGATATGATTATCGTTCTGTCTTTGGCCAGAGCCAAGTCAAAGCCAAGGACGCCCAAGGTCTCGAATTTATGGAGGAAGCGCCGTTTCGTGGTTGCGTCATTCATATTTGTGGGAGATTTCGTATGGGTCAGGTTGTTCCCAAGCAGCACATCGCCATGGTCTATGAGCAAAGCAAGAAGCCGAATGCGGATACAATTCTTCAGGGTCTTGTGGGACGCATGTGTGGTTATCGTGCAGGTGGTGCCCATACTGATGTGGATATCTTTGTGTCTCCGATGGCGGAAGCACTTATCGAGAAATACGCAAAGGCTTGGTCCACCGGTGATATGGATGTCTTATCTGAGGTTACCAAGGCTCTTAATCTTGGTGGGACTCGGCGGAGGAACGGTGGTACAATTGTTAGTTGCAAGGATTGGGGGGAAAAGAAATATATTGCAACTGTCCCAATTGAATTCTCTTGCCGACATCTTGAGCGGGATAATGGAGAAGTCGAGGTGAAGAAGTTCAGGCAAATTACCGCCTCTGACCTAGTCAATATGTTTGACGACCATCCTGAACTTATCGACGATAACCCCGACAAGGATGAAATCCTTAGAATTCTCAGAAATATCCGTCCGCCAGGGGGGAGGAAGAGAGGGGAAGCGGAATTTCGTGAGCCACACCATCATCAGGCGTTCCTTAATCAGGAAGCGAAGGCCAAGTCCGAGAAGTATTATGCGCAACTCACAAATGCTGTTGGAAAGAAGAAGCGTATGAACATCACTTCATACGCCAGGGATGCTTTGCGGGATAAAATGAATACTACCAAGTTTGAACGTGCCACTCTCTCCATCTATGGGTCGTGTGCTAATGCGGATAACACTTCTGGAAAGTGTTACCTGATGGGTTACGTTCTTTACAATGCTGAGATTCACCCACCAGAATCTGTTGAGATTGCTGCCGTTGATCCGAAGTGCAACTACATCCCAGGTACCGTCAATATGGAGGATGATTCTGTCTTGGATAACGTCAACGGCGGTCAGTTCATAACGTTCTCTCTTGATACAGCAGATGACCCCTCCCTCCTCAGGGCAGCGCTAAGTGCCGCTATCCTACGCACGGTTCCCGAACACGATACCTTTATCCCCTCAGCTAGTCGATCTATCAATAGTCTTTACGATAAGGCTATCGGCGGATACGAAGGTATTCGTCTTAAGAGGTCCATCTATACTTCCGAGACGATACAGAATATCATTGATTCTCTGGAGCGTGAGCATTCGGTCAAACTTACGCTTAAGAAATCTCGGGGTCGCCAGCCGAAAGATTATCACAAGTACGCGTCTATCTCTTGGTAATCTTAAATTGTTAACTAGGTAATAAATTATAAATCTAAAAAACATAAAAAATATGTGGAATCCCGGCTCCCGCCCACATAATTTTTTATTTTTTTTGTCTTTTTGTCTTCTTGAAAGATTTTATATTTAGCACCTACTCAATGCACTCACCATTACGCACCGCGAACTGACGAACCAGTCCTGTTCGGGTGCAGCTACGACTGTTGTGACCCTGCAGATGACACTTACTGCAGGTCGTGGGAATAGTGAAGAGAGAGCAACCACGAAGACCCTCCAGCGGAGCGCTAACCTCCTTCTCCTTCTTCGCATTGACCCTCAGCACCACCGAACTCCACCCCTTCGGCTCCTTAAACATCGTAGCACTATCTGCGAGACCCTGTACGGAATCGTCGGTCCAAGAGCCAGTTCCAATGCGTGGCGTTCCCGTATCAGAGATAGGGCGGGGAAGCATGGGAACCTCACAGATACTCTCATCATCCTGAATCTCCTCAGCAAGCTCAAGAGTCAGCGCCGCGGGTTCGGCGGGCACTGCCTTGTTCTTGCGTTCGTTAAAGAGATCACAACCGTGAAGACCCTCCAGAGAAGGTGAAACCACCTTCTCCTTCTTCACGTGAACCTTCATGTATGCCAGCTCATTGGCATGCCAACCCTGAGGAGCCTTGAAAATGCTGAAGCAAGAGCTCAGATTATCGAAGGACTCAACAGCGGGCGTCACGGGTTCCGCACAGAAGCGATTCTCCTTCAGCCACAGTTGAAAGATATCCTCCTTCTTGGGAGCACAAGTGCATCGCATCGAACGAGTCACTCGGCACTCGCCACGGCAGACAGCACAAGTCATACTGAAAAGAGAGGGAAAGAATAGACTTTTGAAGTTCTGTTCTTTCAGAAATGAAAGATAAAACGAAGTTGATTTGAAGCAATCAATGTTGTTTTAAAATTAATGATTGATGAATAAAAGGAAATCAAATTTAATTCATTGAACGAAAAGTTAGCATTTCTTTGAAAAATGGTGTCAAAAATCAAATGATCTTAATGAGTTAAATTTGATTTCCTTTGATTCATCAATCATTAACTTTACATTTTAAGAGTGCTTGTCTTACCGAATCGTGAATCATTTAGATGAGTGGTGGACGCTGGGGCGAGGATGAAAATGCAGCAGGATGGTGGTTGACGATTGCGGTGGTGGTGCTATGTGTTATCTGTTGAACGATACTCCGTAAACAGAGTTAAATTTGATTTCCTTTGATTCATACTACATTAACTTTACATTTTAAGAGTGCTTGTCTTGCCGAATCGTGAATCATTTAGATGAGTGGTCGTGGTGTGGGTCCTGAGGTGCTTCTTCTTGCATTGCTGTGGGTCTGTGCGATTCTGTTGTGAACGAGACTTTGTAAAAGAGTTAAATTTGATTTCATTTTAATCCTTTCTACATTAACTTTTATCATTGTCTAATGGAGGAATTAGGATTGGGGTGGTGTATTCTCATAGGGTTCTGTTACGCTTTATTCTTCGTGTGATTGAGCTGCGTCGTGAGCAAGTGTTTCAATCCTTTTAACAAAGGATGGAACCCAGAGTTGCTTTTTCGGAGGTCATTCAGACAGTTAACACCATCGGCCGTCATATTCAGTGGTGGGATGATTGTCGCAAGGATTTGAATTATATCATTTCGGGTGGGAGGTGGTGGCTTCATAGGGATTGGAAATCTGAGGAAGTTCCTACAATACAACTCGCCTCTTCGTCCAAGAGGTCAGCAGATGTTCAGGAACTCCTAGATAATCCAGGAGCAAGAGGTGGAAGAGCGGGAAGAGCCAGTTGTGCCTCTACGCCGGGTCTGTTGTTGATGTTGAAGACTCACAGGCGACGATGATTATGTGAAGGCCAAAGAATGAAATTAGCGACCATATTTCATTTTTTGTAGTATCTTATCGGAAAGTTTTGCTAGTTTTTTATCATCATCATCAAACCATCTTCTATCATCGGGGAATTTATCTTCATCGATATCCTTGAATTCGATGATCTGATTCAAAAGCGTATCTCTCACTTGATACGGACAACCAGTAGCATTGTAAAAACAACGAATTTTATCAGGTCGGGCTGTAAAGGTTTCGCCACCAAAAGTATTCCATCCTACATAAGAATATGTGGGATATCTGGTTTCAGTGCTTCTGAAATAAGCACCAGCGATAGTATCCCATGCTTCTTTATGATACTCTAATGCTTCCTTTTTTTCACTACAATTTTTAAGATATACAATCTTCTCACATATCTCAATTATGGGAATTATATCGAATAAGACGTGTATGATATTTTCATCATTTGTCGGAGAGATTCTATCCATCGTTTAAAGAGAAATATTAAATAAACTTTAATAAAGAATATGAATGTATCTAGTGATACATGATATTCATAAGATTCATAAGATACAGTAAATTTGATCCTGTGTATTCTCTTTCTCCCGCAATTTTACACGGGTCGGAGAAAATACACAGAGTTAAATTTGATCCTGTGTATTATCTTTCTCCCGCAATTTAACACGAGTCGGAGATGGAGCCTCTTCAGATAGAGGGAGTAACAACTCTCCAGGTCTTTACACCTGAAGAAGTTTCTGTGATTCGGGATACAATCCTAGACATCAAATTCCCTGAATTCCGTGAGATTAAAGGACAACTCGTTTTGGGCGGTTTTGGTGCTTTGGGAAATCCATCTTCTCATCATCATCCTTATATTCGGGGACTTCGGAGACGCATCTATGATAAGATTCATCCTGTCTTTAAGGGAGACGGGAGAAATCTAGAAATGATCATAGATCGGCTCATGATTCGCCTGCCAGGACAAGTCGGCGGTACAGAATCTTGGCATCGGGATGAGGCTGTTCGGGCAAAGACAGCAGATACTGTTTTCGGGGGATGGGTTAATTTTGATCTGGGTGAACAGATATTTTCGTGCGTCCCTGGTTCTCATACAAAAGTTTTGGGGACTGGCGGATTTGCTAGGATCGACAAATCAGAACACAAAGAACTGAAATCTAGATCAACGCAGATAAAGATCCCCGCGGGAGCAATTGTGATCTTCAACGAAAACATCATTCATGAAGTCTATCCTCACAAGAAGAAGCACACGATGATGCGGCTCTTCGTAGGTTGGAGACTTACTAACGAGACAGAACCCCTGATTCCGAATATTCACAGCTTATTGAAGGATCAAGCTCCGATTCCTCTAAAATCTGGGCAGATGCCGGAGATGTTTTCAAAGTCTCACTTGATGTTTCATTTGCTCAAATTGGAAAAATTCGCAGAAACACTTCATCCGCTCTGCACCTACGATCACACCTTCAAAAGCGGGAAAAAGAAAGGCCAAACGCACAAGATCCCGGTGAAAATCATGCCAAGTCTTAGGGAAATCGGCGCACTATATCCCGAATATTCTGATGAAGACAAATCCATCCTTGTTCCCCACTCACTTTAAATTTTCAAACTTAAAACTTTAAAAATAAACTTTAATAAAGAATATGAATGATTCAAAAGTAGACATACCAAGTTTTTTTTCAGATAAATCAAAGCTTCTTGGTTTTGATTATTCTAAGATCAAAGAATTATGTAATTCAGAAATAGATCATTCATATCCCATTGATGATTTGACGCCATTAGTTAAGAAAGAAATACTTCTTGAGGGATATTTTAAGAGTATTCTTCTAGGATACAATCATGTCTATCTCAGTAAACTTCTGAAAGATTTAAAAAATCCAAGTGCGAATATATCTTTGCCTCTCCTTCATCAATGGTCCAATGAACCAAGAATAGATAATCTTGTGATTATATCTGATCCCGAGGATGCTGAAAAGATATGTAAGCGTCATATTCAGAAGGCACCAATATTCAAGTCTCTGTTAAATACAAGTATTATTTCTACAACAGATAATGAAGATTGGAGAACTCAAAGAGATGCGATGACAAATGCGTTTTTGCCGAAACATTCTCTACAACTTGTTTTTCCCGCAAGTGTGAAAAGAGCAAGACAATGTACAGAATTATTGATTAAGATGTCAGATGATTATACGGAACCTGTTGATATGAGTGATTTTTTTCTGAATGAGACGCAAGCACAGTTACAGAAAGCAATGTTTGGATTTTCAGATGATTTTGAGCAGAAAACAAATAAGCGAATCAGAGATGCTTTTGCGGGTATCAATCCGGAATATTTGCTCGAATTTTCTCAAGATGCTTTGAATGAAACGATGAAATCGGATGGTCCCGCGAGTATATTATTTCACGATTCTAAGGATATTCAGAAAAATATTGGGAATATGATTTTATTCGCCTTTGCGGGCCACGATACAACGGGTCACACATTGACATGGTTGCTTTATGAGTTATGTAAGCATCCAGAATACAAGCAAAGATTAATTCGGGAAATAGATGAATATTGGTTGAATAATGCCGAAGAAAATTACAATAGTTTCTTTCAGTTACCATTCATGACACAATGTATTACGGAAACATTGCGTTTGTGGCCGGCATTAGCAAATGGAACCTATCGTGAATTAGAAAAGGATGAAAAGATTAAGGGACACGATGGTTCAGAGATCACTTTACCGAAAGGAACTTATTGTCAGATAATCAATTGGACGAGACATAGGAATGTTGAACTCTGGGGACCTGATGTCAATGAATTCAATCCAGATAGGGAGTTTAAAGATTCAGAAATATGGCATCATGAAGGATTTGGTGGATACAATGTTTCTTCAGATAGATTTAGTCCATTTACATATGGACCAAGAAATTGTTTAGGCAAAAATTTCTCTCAAATGGAAATGAGATTAATTCTCTTACACTTGTTTAAGCATCATGATTTCACATTAGAAGAAAAACAAGAACAATCAGTCAATGATCCAAAATATATGGGAATTAATACCTTTACCTTAGGACCCGCTTCCGTGCACGGAGGATTATTGGGAATGCATGTGAATATTCATTTACGAAAAAGTAAATTATAAAAAAAATGTTGGTTATATATTATGTCGACGGAGAAGGAAAAAGTAGAAAATGCCCTCGATGGAACATCAGGAAAAAATCTTATGGTGGCTTTAAGACCAGTAGTACCAACGATAAAAGGCTTAGAGAAACTTGGGCTTTTGCAGCCACAACTAGAAAAAATCATCAATCATGAAGGGGCAAATTTTAAAGAAGCTAAGGCTAATTACACGAAAAAACTAAAGAAGAACAAAAAGTACATCGCCTGGGAAAAAAAGCCCAGCGAGGAGCGGCCCAGTGAAATACCCTACCTGGACGTAAAATCTATGAAACAAATTATAGTAAAAGACATCTTGAAAACGGTGGTGGCGGCTGCGGCAGCTGCGGGTGAATTAGACGACAAAGAGAGTGTGTCATCGGGTTCGAGCGAAGGCAGTAGGAGTCACAGTACAGGAACCCATTCATCAGATGACTCCATAAGATCTAGACAATCCACAACGGCAGGCAGAGATGATGAGGCGCATACCTTGGAGGGGCAGTCGTCGGAGGAGGCCACACAGGAGGACGCGGCTATGGCCATGTCCCTCGCGGATGTGGACGCCGTTTCAGACGAGACGGCGGAGGACGACGCAGCGGATGACGCGGAGGCCGCCAAGAGGGCCGCGATGCTGCAAAAGATGCAAGCGGTGGACGCCAAGCAGAAGGCGAAGAAAGCCTCGCTCCCCCCCCCTATTTCCTCGGCTGAGGCAGAAGAGGCGAAGCGGGCGGCGGCGGCGAGGGAGGCAGAAGATCGTAAGCTAAGAGCCCGGAAGGCAGAGCGGAGACGGTTGGAGCAGGAGCAGAGGGAGGAGAAGGAGGACGCGCGGGTGCGACGCGAGGAAGAACAGGCTCGTCAGCTGCTCCCAGAAATGGAAAATGTGGTGCTTCCAACGGAGATATCCTGGCGGTATAAACTGCGTGCGCGTTTGCAGCAAGATGAGCCTCCCCACCCGGAGCCTAATTGGGAAACAATGGTGAGTCCCAAATATAGAGTCAATCCCCATGACATTGATATGATAAGGGGATACATGAGAAGTCAGGAACACATCGCGTTCAGTATAAACGGTGCTTTTAGGTTCACTAATCCCATTATGAAACCGTTATATAAAGGGCGTGAGGGTGAGGGGATCAAAATCAATTACATTCCTCCACAGCAAGCAGAGAGGTCATCCGACACAAGGGAGGTGATTCCCGCACGTGCCGATTTCTTAATCAAGGAGGGCGCCGTAGGACACCCTATATTTATATGGCCGAACGCCGCTGGTATGAAGGCGCGCTTCAGCGCAGGGTTAGCAAGCAGTGGACCGGCAGCCATTGCCGCCACTAGTATGGTAGCTTACAGCCTCGCTGCCGCCCACCCGCTCTTAGGCCTGACCCTGGGTGCTGCCGTCGCCGCCGGTGCAGCCGCTGGTGCAGCTGAAACAAGCGTCAGAGAAGCCGCCCTCTTAAAAGCACCACCCGATGCAGTTGCAGTGCTAATGAAATATGAGATACCAGGGAGGGGGGGCATCAATCGCGACAAGATAATTAAAAATGCTCCAATAAGGAGAGAGGAGGAGAACGGAGCGAGGATCAGTTCAGGAAATCCGGAATCCCTCGACCAGCGGCG